CTACTGCTTGTCTTCTGTTACCAGATCTTCTGCTCCGGAATCAATCAGGACCTCTTTTACCTTGTCCTTTAAAAGTCTCGGTACCTGTGAATAAGTTTTCTTGCCTAACATAATCTGCTGTGCCCATAACATTGCCATCATTTCTTTTCCTCCTGAAATTTGTAATAATATGAATAAAAATAAAATGGTTAATACAATTATCGTTTTACTGATATACCGTTTCAGACATTTCCAAAATGCATCCTTCGAGCATTTCATTTTTCTCCTCCGCTTTTTCGACTCTTGACTGCAGGTTCGTATTTTTCTCTTCTGCTTCTTTAAGTCGTGCCTCCAGAGCTGCTATCCGGCTGTCTGGATCTTCTCCTTCCCGGTACATCAGCACACCAAGGATGCCGGCTGTGTACTTCACGATTGCATCGAGCTTTGTGTAGTTTTCATACACAACGGTATCTGCATCCCGTTCGCTCACAGACATTCTCTTAGTTGTTGTCTGATCAGAGAATAAAGTCTTCAGCTGATCCTCGGATGCTGAAATGGTCTTGATCAGAAGTGCGCCATCCGTCTGCTCAGTGACCTGCTGGATCTGCAGTTCCTGACCATCATTGAATGTGATTTTCATTTTTCTGTTTGCCCCTTTCTTCTTTTTAGAGGGATTCTGAACTAAATAGCAAATTATATGAAACTTATATAGATCCATCAACAAAAAGCATTTGTATACGATTTCCTAAAAACAGGATTCAAATATGTGCCGGAACAATTCGCGTATATGCCTCATTGCAACAAAATGGCACTGGATATACGGGTGTAAGTACCAAAATAGAACAAGCAACATTTCCAAAGCCGTTTAAATTTTTAAGGGGTTGTACAATAACTCAAAATAGTGATGATTGGGTTATGATTCTTGGAAAAACCACAACCTTGAATGGAATTTCCCAGCTTCGATTAGGATATTTTGCAGCATACACAAATAAAGCTTTTTATATGGACTATATTGCAATCGGAACATATTAGAATTATTTCCATTTTCCGATTATAAGCATATCAGCTTGTACATAACACATTCCTTGCTTTGGACTGTATGCTGTAAGCTTGTACCCGGTTGTAGTCACTTCGGTAACTCCAAGACCATACAGTTCGTTAGTCTTTGCCGGAGATACTATAATTAAAGGAGCTTCATTGAATGCTACTGGAAAACCAACCGCAGCACTAGAAGCAAAATACCAGTTATACCAACTGGTTGCAAGATTGGTATTCCAAGTATATTTACTCCACATAACCATGTCGCCGTTGGAATATTTTGTGTAATTGTAGTTATTTTTGGTTCCACGTTCTACGATAGAAATCAGTTTATCGTTTATGGTCGCAATACTATCGTTCGCTTTTGTCAAATCTGCTTTTACATTTAATAAATTGCTACTTAGTTCAGAATCCCTCCTTTTACTGGTTGATAAAGTTACATATATAAAAGCGCATAGCAAAAACACCCGACCAATGCCGAGTGTAAATAAATAAGTTATTATTTACTTATGCGCTTAAATATTTAAAGTGATGATACCGTACACCTTCCTGATTCACTGTACAATATCGCATGGTTGTCTCTGACTTTGCGTGTCCCGCAAATATCATAGCCTCCTGCAGAGGCATTCCGCGGTTCAATGCATTTGTCAGAGCCGTCCTCCGGAATCGATGCGGATGCGCATTTTCTACGCCCGCCTTCTCTCCGATCCGCCGGATGATATCCTCAATTCCTGTTTTCGTCAGCCGGCTATTCGGTTTCTTGCTTCCGACAAATAGCGCCGGATCATTGTCTTTTCTGCTTTCCAGATATTCTTTCAGATACATGTTGGTTCGTTCATTGATGTACACCGTCCTTTCTTTCGCTCCTTTTCCATACACGATCAGCTCTTTATTCGCATACCGGATATCTTCCCTGTTAATCTCTGCAAGCTCCGATACTCTGACCGCTGTGCTATATAGGAATTCTAGTAACGCTTTATCCCGGAGACTGCTGCATTTACGCAGCATCCGCTCCCGTTCTTCATCAGTATATGGTTTTCGGATCTTCTTTTCTACTTTGATAGATTCCACCAGCACCATCGGATTTCTCCGAATCCGGTCACGATCTCGCAGCCATCCGAAGAAGCTGCTATACACTGCCCGGACATTCTTTAGTGTCTGGTTTGCTACCTTGCGGATCATTTTATAAGTCCGCATGAATCCAGAGATATCTCCTGAATCTATATTCTTCACTGGCTTATTGATATAGGTCAGTAACCGAACCAGTTCATACCGATATTGCTTCACTGTCTTTGATGCTTTTCCTTCCAGTGCTTTACTCATCAGAAACTCTTCCAGATCCACTTCCCAGCTCCTGTCTACAACCTGCAGGTCCGTTTCCTGGATCACTCTGCACCCGGTAAATGTCATCTGTAGCACTTCTTTCAGCTCACGTAGTTGCATTTCATCTAAAACCGGTTGCATTCTTCGCAATACATCCATTATTTTCGCTTCCATACATTGCTCCTTTTTGCTTTCAGTATATCAACTGGCGTACTGAATTAAGTAGCAATTTAACAAAAGCAAATAACATTTTAACCAATATGGAAAGTAATTTAATGGCTATAAATACATATCACATGACACTTAATACTTCTAATGTTAAAACGCCCGATTCATGGATTGAGTGTAATAGAATTGGAAATCTGGTAATGATCAATGGATGTGCCAAGATTACAAAAGCGGTTAATACATATTCCGTTTTAAACATTGCGAGCGGAGCACCTGTACCATGTTGTAATAAACAACTTTATACTGTGGCAATAGCACAAGATAATACTTATTCCAACTGTTTCCTTGAAGTTAGTAAAAGCGGTGCTGTTAATCTTCTGGTTAGATGGCAAAAAGCATCGTCAGGGGATATCTTTTATTACGAATTCTGCTATATATGCAAATAGTAATTATTTTATCCGGATTGCCCGGAGTTCAATACCATTTACATTTCTAGGTTGACTGCTCCAAAAAGCAATACCGTATGTGCCAGCAGGAACTTTTTCGATACAGGTACTGGTTAATATTGGGTAAAAACCGTTACCAAAGTTCATATAAAACGTATTTTGGGTTCGCGTTGAATTTATTCCAGTTATCCCCATTACAAACGCATCATAGCTTTGACCTTTGGCACAGGGAGTTGCTTTTAGTGTAAAGATATAAGTACCGGCGGGAATGGTCACAGTGGACACGTTATTCACCCAGGTTTCTTTTTTAGAATATGAATAATTATTTTTTACGCCACTCCAGTATTCAGTTCCTATGACATTCAAGCTATTATTTGCTTTTATCAAATCTGCTTTTATATTTGCCAAATTGCTACTTAATTCAGAAAGTCCATCCGCCACACTCAGCAAACTCTTCACTTCAGTAACGTTAATTCCATCATAATGCACCTCAAAAGCTGGGCAATCGTCCACAAGATCTCCATTCTGCAAATTTCCCGAAGTATATGCCGGTACTGCCGGATTACTTGCAACCGGTGTTCCCTGGATCACCTTCCAACTGCAGTTTTCAACCTCTGTCTCTGCATTTCTGGTATACCGATTTACAATAAGATCAATCCTTTTCATTCCCTGACTACCATTTGTCAGTGTAACCTCATCATAAGTACCAATATCCACGCAAGATATACAGCCGTGATGCGCCATCATCCCACTCCGGATTTTCATTAGATTATTACTGCTAAGTTCTGGCTTAAGATTCTCTCCACTTGTTATAATATAACTCCCCTGCCCGATAATCCCCTCCAGCATCTGCCGGAACTGCTGACTTGTTACGTGAGGTGATCCGGTTCTTCCTGATACGATTTTCATTCTGTATCTTCTCCTTCCAGTTTATAAGTAATTGATTCCACATCATTCGTAATCTCGTAAATGATATTTTCGATTGGTTTTGACATATACATCCCGGTCAGGTAATCCCGGCCACCGACAATATCTCCAATCCCAACCTCGATGCCAAGCTTTGCAACATCCATCTGAAATGTCTTTTTATTCATCAGCTTCTGCAATTGCTCCATGGACGTTTTCTCCAGCTCTGCTGTTTCTGTGCTCGTATTTTCGTACACTGCTGAGATCTCATTCAGTCCTTTGTAATACTGCGTCTTTCCAATGCTTCCATCTTTCTGCACATACAGATGGAATACGTTCCTCTCCTGCATTTCCCCTTTTCCGGTTACAACCAGATGATTTACGCCATTTTGTTTATCATCCATCGTGAAATTTAAGCGACTGTCCTGTGACAATTCAATCTGTGCAGAATAATCAGTAATCGGAACTGCTTCAACCAGAATATAACATGGCTCGTCCTGTTCTTTGATCAGCCGGATCTGCAGGCGGTATCCGACACTTTGCAGCATTTTAGTAAGACCTTCCAGTAATGTACTGTACCGGTCAAATTGAAAATTCTTTACAGATATACCCGTATCTTCTGATGAAACTCTGAATAATCCATCAAACTCCGGCTCGATCAGTGTTTTCATTACCTGATTCAGTTCTCCGGATACTGTTTTATAATCCGATCCGGCAGGCGGCTCGATCACCTTATACTGCAGTCTTCCCCGCCATGTGATTCCCTTCAGCTCCACATAATCCAGCGTTGTATCTGTCAGCACCTCTCCGATAATGCCTCCATATTCTGTTTCCGTAATATACACATAGCTTGAAAAGGTCAGCTCTGAATACCAGTTCGACCTTGCAATCTGCACAGAAAACTCATATTCCCCATTCGTATCCACTGTGATATTTGAGTCCAAAATCGCTCCCAGTTCTCTTCCATCACTATCTGCAAGAATTATGTCCTTTACCACGGCGGCTCCCTCCTGTTCAAAAATAAAGTCAGGTCAAATCCATAATCCCCGGACCAGTTAATATTTAAAAGCCCGGATGGTATTCTCTCGAAAACAGTTTGTTTCTGTGCTCTCTGATTAAATAAATTTTGTACCGTTCCATTCGTCAAATACCTTCGGATCGTTCTTCTCTGGCTATCTATGATCAGATATTCCCTGCTTTCAAGTGTTACGAAAAACTCATAAGGATAATCATTGATCAGAATCTTCGGATTTACACATGGTCCGTAAATGATCATCCGGTACTCGCTTGGAATGATGTGATCAACGTCCCATGCTGCGATTCCTCTTTTTTCCCCGGCAAAGTCAAACGGATAATCATACTGAAAATCTATCCCGGATGCTGCTGTTTCTTCCAATTGTGGAAAAAACTGTCTTGTCGCTTCTACTACCCATACAAGCTCTGGAGCTTGGAAGGTGATTTCCACTTCCGAATACACATATCCCTTCCAGCCCTCTTTTGCAGATTTCAAAACCTTGCATCTTAAATATGCACCATTCACATACAGCTTCCCGTAGGTGTCATTTTCTGCATCAACCGCAATGATCCGGTATAGCTGCTCCATATTTGTTTGGAACTCTTCCCGCTTTCCAAACACATCAATTGTAACTGTTTTCTCATATCCGTCTGAAGATTCTGACCAGTCCGCATCGAACCAGTCAGTCTTCGTTGTACGAAAAGGAGCTTTTAAAAGATTCAGCTTTTCGCCATTCATATTTTCATAATATACAATCATACCTGTGGCACTGCTCCTTTCGGTAATGGTCTGTCTATCCGTTTCGTATCCAGGAATACCGGCTTATTACCATTTTCTTTTGCAATCTTCCTCTGGATACGTTCAAATCTGTCGTAATCAAATCCCTGATCCTTAAAGATCGGATTATTCTTTATTCCACCAACCGTTTTATCTGGATTAACGGATGTCGTAAGCTGTACACTTCTCTGCAGGCTCTGGATTGCTTTTTGTACTCCGGCATTCATGGATCCGACCGGAATATTCTTCTCAAATCCGATTCCCATACCAAGAGCCATCATCTTACCAACCTGGTCACGGAATACACGGGATGGTGAATGAATACCAAGTTTTGATTTCACCCAATTGAGTGCATTATCCGCCGCGTTTGCAGCTGCTTCTGCCAGGCTTTTTGCCGCACTTGTTAATCCACTTGCAATTCCCCGGACAATGTTCATACCAAC